TCGGGCAATGCCAAAGTATGGGGCAATGCCAAAGTATGGGGCGATGCCGAAGTATGGGGCGATGCCGAAGTATCGGGCAATGCCGAAGTATCGGATCTTGGGGATGTTATCGTATTTAAAAACCATTGGTCAAGCGGACGGCATTTTACTTACACAAAATCTAATAAAATGTGGAGAGTAGGTTGTTTCTACGGAACGGGTCAAGAACTGATTGACAAAGCTTATAGAGATAGCGGAAAATCTGGGGATTTCTATAAGGCTTATGTGGAATTCGTAGAGTCCTTAGAGGGGTTAGGAGAATGATATGGCAGCTTTAACTTTCCCAGAGTTGCAACAAAAAATGCAACTAGAAAAAAAGAAATCAAAAGATGTAAAGTACGCATTTAGAAATGCAGAGGACATCTATACAACATTTAAAGAGCTAAAAAGCAATTGGTCTGTAATTGTGACGGATGAGCTTATTGAGCTAGCAGGAAAAATATTTGTCAAAGCAACAGCGGTAGCTCTCAACAATGAAAAAGAAGAGAAATACCAATCAACGGCATATTCTGAATTAAGTCCAGTACCAGTGTTTAACACACAAAAAGGCCAGATCAAGCAAATGCAAGATCCACAGTGGACAGGTGCGGTTAGTTCATACGCTCGAAAATATGCCTTACAAGGTCTATTCGCTATCGGCGAAAAAGATATTGATGAATATCCAGCTGAAGAAAATCAGCAACAGGATGCACAATCAAATCACCAACGCTCCCAAGATAGCAATAATCAATCAGATTTAATCAATGCCGATCAATACAAGGCAGTATGCGGAAAAATCCGAACGTGGGCACAACTTAAAAATGCTAGTTTTGATCAGGTTGCTAACCATGTGCTGCAGTATTTCAAAATTCGTGACTTTCACGACATCCCAGAATTACATTTTGAGACAGTTATGAGCTATCTCAATGGTCAGATAGCTAAAGCTCAAGGACAAGATTTTAATAATTTGTAAAAAAGAAAGAGGAAACAACATGAAACAAACTAAAAAATTTATCGCTTTTCAAGCTAAAGAAAATGGGCATTTTGTATCAGAGTATGAGCACCACGAAAAACGCTTAGCTTGCAAAGTAGGTCTGTGTAATTGTATGCAAGACGCTTTAACCTTGGATTATGATGCTTATGAGGAGCAGAGAGAGCGTATAGATACATTGGCAGCGTCGTTTGGTTGCAATATCGTTGTTGTCGAAGCAACACAGGAAATCAAAATGCTAGATGGATCAGATGCACCAGAACCAGTAGAACGCAGTGCAAAAGCTGATTTCTTAAGATTTTTAGGATTGGAGGATTAGAAAAATGAAAGATGTGACTTTAAGTGAACTAGAAAACATTAAGCCAATTTATGTACCGGGCAAAATTAGTCTTGACTTTGAAAGTCTTGATAAAGCCATTGCTCTAGCAGTTTCACAGCTTGAAGATAAAAAAATTGATGAGCTTGATTATAAAGAGATCAAAGAACAAATCACAAGATACAAAGCCCTTGATGATGGATTAGATAGTGAGCGTAAAAAGATTGCTAAGAATTTCAAAAATCCACTTGATGAATTTGAAGAAAGACTTGAAAAATCACGCATCCCATTAGGTGAACTGCTAACTAAACTTAGAAAGGTCAGGGATGATATTGATGAACACGAGCGATTATTGCGCGTGGATGTCGTCCGTGCCGCTTTTGAAGATAAATGTATGGTAGCAGGTCTTGAAAAATCCACATTTGAAGATCGTTACGACGAATACAGCCTCAAAAAATATTTCAAATCTAGTAAATTTGAACTCAAGAAATCAACGCTTGATGAAATGGATGCTTTGGTATTGGCAGAGTTTGATGCTCTTGAAGAATTTAAAGCGAACAAACAGGCTATTTTTGATCAAGCTAATGAATACGAATTGCCAGCTGATAGCTATATCAGACACCTTGAAGATGGAAAAACCTTAGTGGATGTTTTAAACCTCATGAAGTCTGATCGTGATGCTGCTATCTTGCGCAAAGAGCAACAGGAGGCGCAAATTCAAGCAGAGGCAGAACGTAAAGCCGAAATTGAGCGTATGGCCAGAGAAAACGCAAATGTGAATATCAAGGCTATCGATGCTGAAACAGGTGAGATTTTGGAACAGAGTACAATTACACCGGAACCTCAAAACAATGCGCAAGAAGCGCCCAAATTTGAGCCTAGTGAGCCTTTGGAAGTCACAATGCTCTTGACTTTGCATGGTGGCAAACCTCAACTAGAGCAGCTTAAAGAATATCTTGAGGATAACTTTATTAGTTTTGAAACTTTAGGAGGTATGTAATGACATTTAAAAAAAGTGATTTGCTTAATTACAGGCAGCTTTGGTGGCTTGATAAATTTCTAACGGGGCATAAAGGGTTTATTGCTGGTGGTTGTTTCAAAAACATTTTTAATAACGAGCGTGTTAAAGACTTGGATATTTTCTTTGAAAGTGAAAAAGATTTTTTGGAGGCGAAAAGTTACTATAAGAAACAGTTAAAAGAAAATCCTAATGATTGGAGATTTTCTTATGAGAACAAAAATTGTTGGTCAATCTATTCTGTCAAAGAAAAAGTTCGTCTCGAACTTATTAGAAATACATACGGAACACCAAAAAATGTTATTGCAAATTTTGATTTTACAATTACAAAATTTGCTTACTACAAGAATTATGAAAATGTAGATGAAAATGATTATATGGCTGTTTTTGAAGTATTATTTCATGAAGATTATTTTGAACATTTACACACAAAAAGGCTAGTTGTAGATGATAGATTGCTTTACCCGGTCAGCACTTTTAACAGACTTATGAGATATGCAAAGTATGGATATCAACCATGTAGAGAAACAAAAATAAAAATTGTAAAATCTCTGGCAATGCTAGACCCCGAAAATCAACGAGACTTTGATGAACAGTTAGGAAAAAGTTTATACGAAGGGATGGATTAAAAATGATCAATAATGTTGTTTTAGTAGGTCGGCTTACAAAAGATGCTGAGCTGAGATACACGCAAAGCAATATCGCAGTTGCAACCTTTACTCTGGCTGTCAATCGTAATTTTAAAAACGATGCTGGAGAGAGGGAGGCTGATTTTATCAATTGCGTTATCTGGCGACAAGCAGCAGAAAATCTTGCTAATTGGGCTAAAAAAGGCTCGTTGATTGGCGTTACAGGTGCAATCCAAACTCGCAACTACGACAATCAGCAAGGTCAGCGTGTCTATGTCACAGAAGTTGTTGCTAGTAATTTCCAATTGCTAGAAAGTCGTAACAGTCAGCAAAATAATCAAGGCCATCAAGATAATTATAGCGGTTATCAGCAACAAGACCACGGTAATCAAGGTGGTAATTTCCAGAATGGAAACAACCAAGGAAACAATTTCCAAAATGGAAATAGTTACGGACAACAAGGTAGCTTTTTCGAGGGTAATACAACAAATCCAGTGCCTGATTTTACCCGTGATAACAATCCATTTGGTAGGTCATCAAATCCATTGGATATCAGTGATGACGATCTACCTTTCTAGGAGGCACTGATGTCAGATATAAAAATACTTGATGCTTGTTGTGGAAGTCGAATGTTTTGGTTTGATAAAAATGAGAGTCACACAACTTTTATGGACATCAGACAAGAAAAATTTGAGATACATGAAAAAAAGGTCAATGTAGACCCTAATATTATCGGTGATTTTCGTGATATGCCATTTGAAAACAACACTTTTAACTTGGTTGTTTTTGATCCCCCTCATTTAAAATGGGCAGGTAAAAATTCCATTATGAAAGCTCAGTATGGACAGTTGGATAAAGTTACCTGGTCAGAGGATTTGACCAAAGGCTTTGAAGAATGTATGAGAGTTCTGAAAGTGGGGGGGACGCTAGTTTTCAAGTGGTCTGATTGCCAAATAAATGTAAAAAAATTACTAGAGGTGATACCATTTAAGCCTTTATTTGGACAACAAAGAGGCACTACGCACTGGCTAACGTTTGTAAAATTTGAGGAGGAATATAATTAACATGACATTTTATGTTTATAGACAAAACAATTCCGGAGGCTATTTTGTTAAAGATGAGAATGTAAGCATCCATGTCATCGTAGAAGCAGATACGGAAGAACAAGCAAATGAGAAATTTGATGAAATTCTTGATAGTGATTCCCAATACACAACATACTGCACATGTTGCGGAGAGCGTTGGTATGGTGTAAATGAAGTTTATGAAACAGTAGAGATTTCAGATTCTTTGGTTGAAGAGCTAAAACGACATCGATTCTATGACGAAGCTATTTTGTATGCAGCAGACGGTACTAAGAAAAAGCTACCTTGGCTTTTTTATGGCATGTATGAATACTTACAATAATTTTTTAATCGGAGAAACTACATGACAAAATTTGAACTTATTTTAATTTTAACTGCTATTTTGACGACAATGTGGTCAGGAATTGTCACAACTTTTGCAAGAAAAGCCGTATGTAAGTACAAGCGACAGGTTGCCTATTACCAAAAACCTGACACTCAAATTAAAATTGCGCAGCATGTTATCAAAAACAAATTTTATGAAACAGGCCAGGAGGCTTTCAAATGAAAGTATTTGATGGCGCAAAATTAAGAGCCATCCGCAAAGAGGCAGGTCTTACACAGTATGACCTTGCCCCTAAGTTGGATGTTTCTCAAAACAGAGTCAGCGACATTGAGCGTAATGTCGCCGATCCTACCACAGTTGAAATTGATGCTTTTGCAGAAATTCTGGAATGTCAAGTATCAGCATTTTTGAGCGATGAAGCGGATATCGTTGTAATTACTAATACTTTTACTAAAAAGAAAAAAGGGATTGTTTCTGATGCGGGAGAAGATACATCAGAGCAATTGGAGTTGCTGCCAGATGATGATGTGATTACTGGCCGTGATTTAACTGGTTACATTCTAATCAAGGAAGAAGCCTACCAGTCTTTGCTTGAGGATCAATCAAAATTGAAACAGCTGCAAAGTTTATTGAAATAGGAGGAGAAAATGACTAGAAAACTAATAGGCTTAGACCTATCACATATTGCAGAAGGTGGGTTACAGGAAAAATTGGATCATGAACTTGAGAAAGTTTTTGATAATATCCTAGACCTAAATACAGATGCGAAAGCAAAACGCACAATCACAATTACGCTGAAAATGTCATCTAATGATGAGCGTACAGTAGTTGATACTATCATGGATGTAAAAGCTAAGCTAGCACCTCAAAATGCAGTAGCTACAACTATTCTTGTTGGTCGTGACTATGATACAGGTATGGTACATGCAAACGAACTCAGAAGTAGCGTGCCAGGTCAGATGTATTTTGATGATGATGCTCAATTACGAACCGATATTGGACAGCCAGTAGAGGAAGTAGAACAACAACAAGTAGAAACAAAACCAGATATTATTGATTTTAACAAGAAGAAAGCAGGTAACTAATATGACAACAGAAAATCTTAAAGCAGCATTGGAATACGCAGTAGAACTAAATGAGAATGGATTAGAAATTTTAACAGCAGTAGATGGTACAGAGTATTTTGATGCTAAAAAATTCGATCTCAAAGAACTTGATCCTAAACGCTATCCTAAAACTTTGGAGCTATCAACTTTAACAAGTCTTGTTGACTATCTCAAAACAGATCTCAACAATTTGAAAAAACAACGCTTGATTGTCGCTGTTGAGAAAAATGATGAGGTTTGTGTTTGGTCTGAAAATGATGAGCGTGAGCATCGTACACTACTTGTTGATGTTAAGGCACGCATCCCAGAGCTTTCTTTTGGTCGTTTCCTATCACCGGAGCAGTTTAACATCATGTTGCAATCAAACTTTATTGACGACAATGATCGTGGCACATTACTAGAGTTTGCTAGTGCGTTGAAAATTGAGAATGGTGCTGAAATTGAAGATAACGGGGTATCTCAAGTAGCAACAGTTAAAACAGGGGTGGCAAGTCTTGCTAAAGGCAAAGCACCTAATCCAGTTACATTGCGCCCATATCGCACATTTAGCGAGGTTGAACAACCAGCAAGCCTATTCGTCTTTAGGATTGATAAGCAAGCAAATATGGCTTTATTTGAGGCAGATGGTAAGCGTTGGGTAGCTGATGCGGTCGAAAACATTGCAGCCTATTTAAAAGAAAGACTAGCAGACCAAGAAAATATCACAGTTTTGGCATAAAGCACATTGCGAAAGTGCCTGGTTAAAGGTTGAGAGAAAAGTATGATTGGATTTTATAAATTTATGATTGTATCAGCGTGCCTTTTATTGGCATTGCTGATTGCAATCGCTGGAAGAAATAGCTTTAAAGAAAATACATTCGATAAAGTTTTATGGTTCGTGCTGTATATCTATGCGTTTGGATTATTGCAAACGGTCTATAAATTACTATCTGGAGGTTGAAATGGTCAAAAAGCAATTGATTAGCCTTTGCTTAGCGATATTTTTCTTGACAATAGCTGTATTTAATCTTGGGATAGCAGTATCGAGAGATCATTACAGAGAAAAAATCTCGGCGCTAGAAAAACAGGTCGATGAATTAAAACAGAGAAAATCTGTTATCATTCATCAGGTAGATAACGCTGGGGGAATGATGTATGGAAAAATAACTGACAAACAGATTATATCTGGCTATTACACCGTAACTGCAGGAGCTTACGGGAAATTTTTGGTCACGAAATCTCAATATGATAGTCTTGAGATCGGCGATGATATACCAGAGTTTTTAAAACAGAGAGGAAATTAAAATGAAATTTAAAAAATTGATTGCATGTATTTTTATATCAATGTCCTTGCTTGGATTGGCAGCTTGCCGAGAAAGCAAAAAAGTATCGTACAATATCAGTCAAGAAGCTGATAATTTTAATGTTATTCGGCGAGTTGCCGTAATCAACACTAGAACAGATAAAATCGAATTTGAAGTTATTGGTCGAATTTCTGTAGAAACAGAGGCCAATGATGGAAAAAGACTTGAAATATTAGTCGAAACTGCAAAAGGCGTGTATAAAAAACACATGGTAAATCTTACAGGATGGAATATGTATGTTGTAGAAGATCTTGAGGGGGCTGAGGTAAATCAGTACAAGTATGAAGTCAATTACATGCCAGAAAGTATCCTGCCATTCACAGTTACAAATAAAAAGTAGGCCTGAAATGAAATTTGAATTTTCTTTGCCTAGAAACACCAAAAACAAAGCTCTGAACATGGTTATCAACAGTAACGACAGGCAGCATCAAACAGATAAAGCTAAAGTTACCAAGCGTATCAGAAACTTTGCTTATTGGCACACTTTGGCAGCTAAGGATAAAAAGATGGCTGCTTTTAACTCATCTATTCCTTGCGAGGTTACAGTTACAATTTACAGCCCTACTAAGTCAAAACTTGACCCACCTAACTTATATCCGACAGTCAAGGCTATCATTGATGGCATGACTGATGCAGGTATTTGGACAGATGATAATCATAAGGTTATCAAAAAGTTATCTTTTGTTTATGGTGGCTTGAACGAGGAGAAAGGGCATTATAGATTAGAGTTTGATATAGAGGAGGTGGAATAAATAGCAAAGATCAGATTACAAAATCCGTACATGGATGAAACTATCAAAGTTAGAGAAAATTATACACAAATTGCCAAAATGCTAGAATGGCTCGCACGAGGTAATATAGATTATCTCCAACTAATTCAAATTGAACCAGAAGAAAGAATGATCACTATCAATCCCAAAAACTTTGCAAAAGTTGATTTTTACGAAGACGAGGAGGACGTAAATGAGGCCTAGAAAATATCCATATTCAGGAAAAAGGCAAAAAGTCTCGTCGCCATTATTTTCTGCACGACCAATTTTTAACCAGGTTCCAATTGTAGAAGAAGTTAAGATTGAGTTAGGAGTTGAAGCTAATGTTGGACGTTCTTATCCAGAAATGTTAATACATTTAGATATTTCTGGATATGGGAATAGAATACATTCTGTACATCGTTTCCCTGGTATCTTTCTGACTGTTGGTGAGTCAATCCAACTAAAGATACTCTTTTATAAAAGACTTAGAAATTTGACCGCAGATCGTTTTTTGACCTTTAGAGAATCTGAATGGAAGTTTCTTATCAGCGACCTGGTCAATGAATTTGTGCGTTAGAAAGTTAATGAGGTGAAGTAATGACACAAACACTTGAACAAGCTGCAAAAACTGAAAGCAAACGCATAAAAATCCCAACGAAAATCAGACCGTTTGATGTGGGTTATCGAATAGTAAACAAACACGGTCAAGCGCTAGCCTTAAAAAACGGAGCAAGTATATTCAGTTTGCCATCATTGGCTGAAAAAGCTATAGAAAAAGAGTTTGGAAAAAATGATCCAAACTTTGATATCGGAAAGCATTCTGTTGAAGAGGTTGCTATTATCAATTTAAGTAAATTTTATAGCTACTTTGAGGAGGTTAAGTGATGAGCATGCTTGAAATATTCTTATCTAAGAACGATCTTGAACATATTGCGAACGGGCATGATTTAAGAATAAAAATAAGGGGTAGTAGGGTTTCAAAAGTAGATGGAATTATTTTGAAACTCGATGATGAGGGGGTGATACATGACTGATGACAAAAAAGAAAATAGAGCGCCTATCAGTGATACATCGCAGGGAAATCAATTGGCTCAAATGGTATTTTTTGAAAGACAAGAACAATCCTAAAAAAACAATACTTGAGCAAAAAATTCATAAAAGCTTTTTGGAAAATAACATCGAAAAAGCGATATTCTTGGTAAATCTAAAAACTGTCACAACAGAATTTGTAGAAAAGACAGATGAAAAGATTTTAAAAACTATCAAAGAGGTTTATGTCTACGAAAATCTCAATGTGATTGGCGCTTGTCAAAAAATCTTATATCTAAGCCCTAGCCCAGCTTATAACCATCTTAACAAATGGTTTGATAAGTATTTCTATGCTACTTACAAGTATCTCCCTCTAAAAAAATAACCGTAAAAATCCCCTAGTCTATGTATCTATAATCAAGATATATGGGCTTTTTTTGAAATGAGGTAAATATGGATAATCAAAAATCATATCACAGACAAAACACCATTAACCAATACAATTTGTTAGATTATGATGCCACGCGCACAGATGGAAAATATAACTTACCAACACTTGAGCCAGTTGATCATGTCCCTAAAAAACTACAAGGATTTAACTATGTTTTGAATAAACCTGACTATTCAGCAGGAGTGCATTTTTTCCTAGATGATTATCAGTTTGAAAGAATGTGGAAACGCCCAGATTTTTATATAGAGAAGTTATCGGCCTTTGACTGTGTGCTTACTCCAGATTTTAGCCTATATACAGACATGCCAATAGCTATGCAACTTTGGAATACTTACCGCTCAAGATTGATAGGTCAAATGATGCAGAATTGGGGGTACACAGTCATTCCAACAGTGTCCTGGGCGGACGCTGATAGCTATGATTTTTGCTTTGATGGGACACCTACAAAAAGCACTGTTGCAATTAGTACGATAGGAGTTAAGAAAAGTCAGCAGCGTACTAAGATATGGCAGAATGGCATGGATGCCATGATTGATAGATTACAACCAAGCCGAATTTTGGTATATGGTGGTGCAATAGAATACGATTATAAAGGTATCGAAGTTGTTTATTTTGGTAATGACACGATTGAAAGGATGGACAAATGGGCGGTAGAGGGGCAAGCTCTGGAATGAGCCATAAAGGCAAAAAGTATGGTACAGAATACAAGACTGTACATAAAGCAGGAAATATAAAATTTGTTACTCAAAGTGGGCAAGGGTCACAAAAGACTCCAATGGAAACGATGACAAAAGGCAGGGTTTACGCACTTATTGACAAGAATAAAAACACACCCAAGAGTATTGTCTATTTTGATACAAAAAATAAGCGTAACAAACAAATTGATTTGGATCATGTACATAAAGGGATGAAACCACATGCTCATCATGGTTATAACCATGCAGAATATGAGAAAAGTAAAAAAGGGGCAAGTAATTTGACACCAAAAGAGCATAAGCTTGTTGAAAAAGTCATAAAAGAGTGGTATAATCACACTAAGAAACGTAGGGAGTAGTATATAGGGATTACGCCTTGATGGAGGAGATTCCGGTTCGAATCCGGGCTACTACGTTATATCTCAGCCCCTTAATTGGGGCTTTTTTGCGTTCTAAATCAAAAACATCAGTAAAACACCCCCTTTCTACACATATAAAATGAAATCATGAGTAATATACTTGTGATTTTTTTGTTGGAAAGGAGGTAGCGAATGAATGAAAGACAAAGGCGCTTTGCAGATGAGTACATAAAGACAGGAAACGGCTATCAATCAGCAATTAAAGCTGGTTATAGTGAGAGTTACGCTAATAACCGTATTACTGAGCTGTTGGGAAATGTTGGGATAAAAGAGTACATAAACAAACAAATGCAAGAGCTGCATGAGCAAAATATCATGGATGCTGCAGAGGCGCTCTATATCCTTTCTGAAATCGCTAGGGGTAAACGAGATGAGGAGGTTTTGATACTTAATCCAACGACAGGGAAAGTAGAAAGGCACACCAAAAAAGCAGATAATGCCACGGTTATCAAGGCTATTACTGAAATCTTAAAACGATATCCAACAGCTAAGCAATCCGAAAAACTAGGGCTTGAGATTGAGAAATTAAAATCACAGTTGACAGATACACAGATGGAAGATGACACCATCACAATTATTGATAGCTGGGAGGGTGACGATGAGGATAATTGATATTCAAAAAAATGTCAACCCCCACTTTAAGAGCGTTTGGGTATCTAAATTGCCATATAATGTGTTGAAAGGTGGACGTAACTCTTTTAAATCGTCTGTAATCGCACTGAAACTAGCTTACATGATGCTGCGTTATATCAAAATGGGAGAGACGGCAAATGTAGTAGTTATTCGCAAGGTTGCAAATACTATTAGAGATAGTGTTTTCAATAAGATTTTTTGGGCTTTAAACTTGTTTGGTGTTGCTAATAGGTTCAAAAAGACTATCAGCCCTTTTCAGATCATTCACAAAAAGACAGGATCGACATTTTACTTTTACGGCCAAGACGATTTTCAAAAGCTCAAGTCAAATGACATCGGGAACATCATAGCGGTCTGGTATGAAGAAGCTGCTGAATTTGGTAGTCAAGAGGACTTTGATCAATCTAACGTAACCTTTATGCGCCAAAAACATCCACGCGCTAAATTTGTACAATTTTTCTGGAGTTACAACCCACCTAGAAATCCGTACAGTTGGATCAATGAGTGGTTTGAGAGCATCAAGACAAATAAGAATTATCTAGCACATTCAAGCACTTATCTTGATGATGAGTTGGGTTTTGTCACTGAGCAGATGCTAGAAGATATAGAACGTATCAAAGAAAATGATTACGACTATTACAGATACTTGTATTTAGGCGAGGCAGTCGGACTCGGTAACAACGTTTATAACATGAGTACCTTTCATCCGCTAGATACTTTGCCAAGTGATGATAGGCTTATTGGTATTTCATTTGCTCTGGATGGTGGACACCAACAATCAGCTACTGCTTGCTGCGCTTTTGGTATCACAGCAAAGGGGAAAGTAATCCTACTTGATACCTGGTATTATTCACCAGCTGGCCAAGTGGTCAAGAAAGCACCTAGTCAGTTATCTCAAGAAATCTATGCGTTTATACAGGCTGTTATCTCGCAATATAGAGTGCCAGCTCTGCAGTACACCATAGATAGCGCAGAGGGGGCTTTGAGAAACCAGATGTTTCTTGATTTTGGTCTAAGGTGGCATCCGGTTGCTAAGCTAAAAAAAGTGACTATGATTGATAGCTTTCAATCTTTACTTGCTCAAGGTCGCTTTTATTATCTAAATATCGAAAATAACAAGATATTTGTTGAAGAACACAAGATGTACAGATGGGATGAAAAGACAATCAAATCAGATAACCCTAATGTCATCAAAGAAGATGACCACACATGCGATACATCACAGTATTTTGTATTAGATAATGCAAAAATACTTGGTTTGCGTGTGGGTAACACATAAGGAGGGCAGACATGAGCCTATTTCAGAAGATAAAAGATTTTTTTAACCGTGGGAGGTATAACATGACAACAGCAAATCTAAGCAGCATTCTAGATCATCCAAAAATCGCTGTAACCCAAGAGGAATTCCGCCGTATTCAGCATAATCTGACTTACTATCAATCTAAATTTGAAGATATTGAGTATATCAATACGGATGGAGACAGAAAACGCCGCAAGATGCAACACTTGCCGATCGCACGCACAGCAGCCAAAAAGATTGCCAGCCTTGTTTATAACGAACAAGCAGAAATTTCAGCAAAAGATGAAACGCTGAACAAGTTCTTGAATGATATGCTTGCTAATGATCGTTTTAACAAGAACTTTGAGAGGTATTTGGAGAGCGCTTTGGCGCTTGGTGGGCTTGCTATGAGGCCTTACATTGACGGAGATAAGGTTAGAGTGGCATTTATTCAAGCACCTGTTTTCTTACCGTTGCAATCCAATACGCAGGACGTTTCTAGCGCTGCTATTTTGACCAAAACTATTAAATCAGAGGGTAAAACTAATGTATATTATACTTTGGTTGAGTTCCACGAATGGGTAACTAAAGACGGTAGCGAGATAGGCAGCACAAAAGACAAGAACTTGTACCGTATCACCAATGAGCTATACAAATCAAATACAGATAACTCATTGGGGCAGCGCGTGAACTTGCAAGAACTCTATCCAGACCTAGAACCAGTAACAGTGCTGAAAGACTTATCACGCCCGCTATTTACATATCTGAAAACGCCCGGCATGAACAATAAAGATATTAACAGCCCACTAGGTCTGTCAATCTTTGATAATGCTAAAACCACTATTGACTTTATCAATCGCACTTACGATGAATTTATGTGGGAGATTAAGATGGGGCAAAGGCGCGTGATTGTACCAGAGCAGCTAACGCAACTCAAAGTGCAAGATAACCAAGGTAATATCACTTTTAAACGCCGTTTTGATGTTGAGCAAAATGTTTATATGCAAGTGGGGGCTGGTAACATGGACAGCGGCAATATTGTTGACCTCACAACGCCTATTAGGTCATCTGATTACATTTCCGCTATTTCAGAGGGGCTGAAACTCTTTGAGATGCAGATAGGGGTATCTAGCGGCATGTTTACCTTTGACGGTCAAGGGGTCAAGACAGCGACCGAGATTGTAAGTGAGAACTCAGATACTTATCAAATGCGCAACAGCATTGTTGCACTTGTTGAGCAGTCTATTAAAGAGCTTTGTGTATCTATGTGTGAACTTGGTAAGGCATTTGGTCTGTACAAGGGGAACATTCCAGAACTTGATGATATCTCGGTCAATCTGGATGATGGGGTCTTTACCGATCGTCACGCTGAGCTTGATTACTGGATGAAGATGGTAGCAGCTGGATTTGCTACACAGAAAAGAGGTATTGCCAAGACGCTGAACATCACGGAGGATGAAGCAGAGAAAGAGCTTGCTGAAATCAATGGAGAATTACCGCCTGAAAATGATGCTGAACTAGCGCTATACCATAAACGAGGAGTAGCAGGAAATGAAGAAGCCAACGCTTAATGATCAGCAATTTTCTTTGCAAATGCAAGGTGTATCTGACATTTATGCCAAGATGCAGATTGAGTTATTTGATAGCATGATTAAACGATTGAAAGAGCGTGGCACAGCTGACTTGCAAGAGAATCCTTATGTCTGGCAACTCGAAAAGTTAAATGATATGCACATGCTCAACGAGGAAAACTTGAAAATCATTGTTGAGCGTACAGGGATTGCTGAAGATTTGTTGCGTGATGTCATCGAGAATGAGGGGCTAAAGGTATATAAAGATACAAAACAGCAACTTGAAGAAGACTTGGGGCGTGGGGATAGCGGAATAGCTAGAAACGGTGTCACAGATGCTTTAGAAGCCTATACAGCCCAAGCAGTCAGTGACCTTAATCTTATCAATACAACTCTACCAGAAAGCATCCAAGCAGTTTTTAAATCTATAGTTGAGCAATCTGTCGCTGAGGTAGTCGCAGGAACAAAAACAGCGGACAAAGCAATTCATGAAACTATTATGAACTGGCAGAAAAAGGGTTTTACTGGTTTTACGGATAGCGCAGGTCGTGAATGGCGAGCTGATGCCTATGCCAGGACGATTATCAAGAGCACGATGTACAAGGTCTTTAATAAAATGCGTACAGCTCCAGCAGAGGAGATGGGGATAGATACCTTTTACTACTCAATCAAACGCACAGCACGGCCAGCTTGCAGCCCCATTCAAGGGAAGATAGTCACATTTGGAGAGACTAGGGTAATCAATGGTACTAAGGTCTATTCTTTGTACGATTATGATTATGGATCAGCTGGTGGTTGCCTTGGGGTACATTGCGGTCACTATCTAACTCCTTTTATAGTCGGCGTAAATGAAATGCCAGACTTGCCAGATTATCTTGCGGATCTAACACCAGAACAGGCAGAGGAAAATGCACGCATCCAAGCGAAACAAAGAGCACTTGAAAGGGCTATTAGGCATCACAAAGAGCGTTTGCATTACGCACATACTATGAAAGATGATGAATTGATACAGGCCGAAAAACTCAAAGTTAGAATGTATCAAAATAAAATCAGGAATCTTGTAGATAGCTATGATTTTCTGTATCGAGATTACAGCAGAGAAAAATTATACACATAATTTAGCGTTGCCCAGTGCAGCGCTTTTTTTGTTTGTCTAAAACCGTAAAAAATCCCATCTAATCAAAGGTATATTGAGAAAGTAAATAATATTTTGCTTGAGGTGGGAGTTATCCACCTAAAAAAGAACTAGGAGGGTATAAATGGCATTTACGACAGAAGAACTACTCAAACTTGGATTGACAGAAGAACAGGCCAAAAATGTCTTTGCCTTGCGAGGAAAAGAGCTCAACGAGGACAAATCAGCCTTGGAAACTATCACCAAAGAGCGAGATAGTCTGAAAGACCAGTTGCAGAATGCAGAGGCGCAACTTGAAAATATGAAGGCAGATGCAAATACAAGCGCTGAGCAAAAAGAGGCTCTTGATAAGTTGCAGGCTGAATATGACAAGTACAAAGCAGATGCAGAAGCTGAACTGGCCAAAACAAACAAGGTGAACGCTATCAATCTTGCTTTGAAAGATACTAAGGCACACAATCCAGCGGCATTGATGAAGTTTATTGATGTGGATGCTATTGAACTTGATGACAATGGTAAGCCGAAAATTGATGATGTCATCAATGGTCTTAAAGAAAGTGACCCTTATCTTTTTGAGGCAGAAGACAGTGGGAAACCTAATCCTAATATCTTGCCACAAGGAAATCCAGCGGCAGGTGCTGGGTCTGCAGAGGATGCATTCGCAGCAGCGTTAGGGCTAGTTTAATCAATTTTAAAAGGAGGCCATAGATGTCTATCAACTACGTTACTAAACGAGAAAAACAGTTTGACCAAAAACTGATGCAAGGCGCACTTACCAATATTTTGGAAACCCCAAAGGTTACTTGGTTGGGTGCTAAATCTTTCGAAATTCCAACTGTGTCTGTATCAGGCTATAAAGCTCATACACGAACAAAAGGCTATAACACTGGTACTGTCTCAAACGACAAGAAAGTTTATACTCTTAACTTTGACCGTGATATTGAGTTCTTCGTCGACAAAGCAGATGTTGACGAGACTAATGAAGAATTGTCAGCAGCTAATGTTACAGGCACTTTTATCACAGAACATGCAACGCCAGAACTGGATGCGTACCGCTTTTCTAAACTGGCTACGACAGCAATTACAGCAACAAAATTCAAGTCAGAAGATGATTACTCAGAAACTAATGTGTACTCACGCTTGAAATCTGCTATCTTGCCGATCCGTAAGTATGGAGCAGCTAACATCGTGATCTATGTATCTAGTGAAATCATGGATTTCTTAGAACGCTCAAAAGATTTCACACGTTCGATTGCTACCACATCTCCTCAAGGTATTGATACACGTGTTACCTCTCTTGACGGGGTGCAAATCATTGAGGTTTGGGATGATGCACGATTTAAAACTCAATTTGAGTTTACAGAAGGGTTTGTCAAAGCCTCTGGCGGTAAAGATATCAATTTCCTTATCGTTGCTAAGCCAGCAGTCATCGCAAAAGCTAAATTTAATTCCATTTATCTTTTTGCTCCTGGACAACATACCGAAGGTGATGGATATCTTTACCAAAACCGCATGTACCATGACTTGTTTGTCCTTGAAAACAAGAAAGATGGGGTCTACGTTTCTCATAAATCCGCATAACGGGAGGTAGCAGATGAAAAAATACATCAAAGAAAATCAAGTTTACACTGTCCAAGAGGGCAGTGATCTTGAGGCACAGTTGTTGTCAGATGGTTTTGAAGAGGTCGTAGAGACTGAAGAGAAACCAAAGAAAACACGCGCTAGCAAAGCTGATGCTGAAGCAAAAGCTGAGGATGAGTAAGGAGGGATAGAATATGAGTCTATTTAAAGCACAAAAAAATATCTACTTTACAAGTCTAGATAAGGATGTTGCCGCTGGTGAAACTATCGATCTGGATCAAGAATACGCAGACGCAGTAAATGCTGATTTAAAACCAGTATTTCCAGATGTTGATGAAGTGCTTGTACTAGTTGATGATGATAAACCTAAAAGGGTGGCTCGCAACAGTAAAACTAGTGCTGAACCAGTAACAGATGCAGCAGACGAAAAATAAGGGGTGGTAACACCCTTTATTTGTAAAGGAGGTTACGCATGACTTATTTAACAAAAGATGAGTTTGTCGAGCTAGGCTTTGATGAGGTAGTTGATTTTGAAAATCTAGCAAAGCGGGCAGAGGTTGCAATCAACCTCTATACTCAAGGGATTTATCAAAGGCACATTGATTTTGATAAAGAAGCAGATTACCGAAAACAGGCGGTAAAGCTAGCTATGGCCTTTCAAATCGCTTATCTGGATGTTTCAGGCATCATGACAGCCGATGACAAACAAGCTATGACAAGTGTTTCCATCGGCCGCACATCCATCTCTTATCGCAAGTCTCAAAATGGATCGGCTGGTCAGCGGTTCAACCTTTCGCTAGATGCCGAAAATGTTTTGAAGCAAGCAGGTTTTAGCCTCATTACAGCTGTTGACTATGATAGATAAACGCTTATTGCAAGATGCTATTACTGTCCGAAAGGTTGCGGACAAAAACGATTTTGGAGACGAGAGTTATTCCGATCCATTGGATGTTAAACCAGTAAGGTTTGATAGGTCAGTGAGTGTCGTTGGTACTAACAACTCTAAAACGAGGCAGAAAGCAGGAGTTATCTATATTTATCCAAAATTTGCAAGTGTGACGGTTGATGATAGTTGGCTGGGCGCAATTGTGAATGATGGAGCGCGTGATTACACAGTCACAGGTTATCAACCCAATTATCTTAATGGTAAAGTCTTTAGCTATGAAGTCGAGGTGATTTGATGGCTGATGTCAGAGTAGTTGTTGACCTTGGTGGTGTTGACAGAAAACTATCTCCAGAAGCAGAAAAGCGTGGCAAGCTAGCAATGGCTAGTCAAGGGATGATGATCATGGAGCCATATATACCTTTTAGGGGTGGCCCTTTGAGAGCGTCTGGCCGCATTGAGTCGAACGGTGATATTAGCTATAACACAGTTTATGCTAGAGCTCATTTTCACGGAACGAATGGGATTGTAGTCTTTAGAAGATATACAACACCCGGAACTGGAAAGCGCTGGGATAAACCACTAAAGGCCAATGTTGACCAACTAAAACGAGTCGCCATTAGAGCAATGGGGTTGAGATGATGATGCAGAATAACAAAAATTTTCAGGAAGTGCTTTTGGCACATATCAATGAAATCGAAAATCTGCCGATGAAAGCACGCCTTGATTATTTTGAGGATGATAAGGATGATTTAGTCATCAATGCTTTGCCGGGAGGTTCGATTGATAAGGAATACATGGATGGGACTAGAGAGGTGTCATTACCGTTTGAAATTGCTGTTAAATGCAAGAACAATCAAAAGGCTAGCGATACGATCTGGCTCATCAACGGAGACTTATCTAGCTTTGATATTGATTTGCCTAGCACAGATAACACTTATACTTTTCTTTCTCTTGATGTCGGGAAACCAGGTATCAATGGAAAAGATGAACAAGGTTACTTTGTCTATACATTGCAAGTGACCGCTAAATTAGAAATAGCAGGAGGATAACTATGGCACGCCAAAAAAATGCCAAGCGCAAACACTTAGTAGCGCCATTTGACCCAAGTAAAGCAGAGACTGTACCGGCTGATAACGAATTTTTCCCATTGGCCAAGTATATCGAAAGTATCGAAGATGATACTGACGAAGAAACAGATGACAAAGGCTATTACGATGGCGATGGCACAAAAGAGGAAACTGTCACATCAGTTGCTGGTGCTTACACAGCTGAGGGTATCTATGATGCCGAAGATAAGGCGCAGGCACTTATCGCAAATATGAAGTACAAGACTGGTGATGGTCGCCGCTTGTGGCATCGAGTGATTGAATCAAACGGCAAAAAGTCACTCACTCAAGTAGCAAATGCTTCTGAAATCAAAGCTGGCTCTGGTGATGCAACAGATTATGAAGAATTTAGTTGCAAACTCAAATGGATCAAAGCGCCAATCGAAAAAGCTATCACAATCTAAAAAAGTAATTGGAGGAAATAGAAAACATGGCACGTACTTATAACTTTGGGAATCTCAAGGATGTTACGACATTCAATATTGGAGATGTCACCCTTGAATTTCAACCAACGGATGAAAAGAGCGAGCTTCTTGAGAAGAAATCCGCTGAATTAAAGACAAAGGCTGAGCAGATTGATGAATCTGGTACGGAATGGGAATTGCGGAAAGAACTCAAAGACTTGCTAGATGAATTTTTCACAGCAGCTTTTGATGGCGAAGCACCACAAAAACTTTATGATGCTTGTGGCCAGAATACAATTTCTTACCTCAAGTTATTCTTGCAGATCGCTGATGCTTTGCGAGAAGTCAACGAAGAACGACAAAACGATGAAGCATTTAAGAAGTATCTTGCTGAATAATGTTTGATATTTCCAAAAGAATGGATGACAGGCT